TTATCTCTTTTTGAAAATTGCTGCCAACTGATTAGGGCTAAATCTCCATCCCTCATCGCTTTGCTTAATTAAGTTAAAGCACCACTCCGAACAAAAGTACTTATCCCGCTTTTGTTTAATCCCCAATACAATCCCAAACACGCCTCGCCAGTCATAAGGCTTGCCTTTTGTGCCGGCGAAATAGGCTTTAATTTGTTGCTCGTGTACGTTTGGCAGCTCAATTAAATCCCATTTGCCATCGTCAAGGTTAATCACAGTTTGTCTTACTCCACCGTCACGAGGACTGGAGCTGTAGCACTCATACCACACTTCTCTGTGATAGTGGTCTTTAGTCTCACTCTTTTGTACTGCTATTTCGCAATGCGAATATTTGCCTTTAGTGGCTTTGCGAATTAACCAATCTGTGAAATAGTCATATAGGCTACCACCCGAGCCTTTGTAAAGTGCTAAATAGACTTTATACATTAGCTTGCTCCTCTAAATAATCAGCATAAGTTTTCGTCCACCCCGCCGAATAATCATATTCAAGCGGATTTTCAGCTTGCTCTAAAGCCGCCTTGTGCTGGCGAGCAATGGTATGATTGTGGTTTTCGGCTTGCAGAATTGCAGCAATGACAGCAGTTAAATGAGCTTTGCCGAATCCCTCAAAATCGGTATTATCGGCACAAGTCCAATCGACAGTCATCTCTGTGCCAATTAAATCCATTGTCGCTTTTAAGCCTAACAGCTTTTTCTGGGCTTTGTCGTCTGAATCAAACCATTTGCCTAGTTGCTCAACAAACACGCCGCCTGCCGATTTCTCGTCACGCAAGGCGTTGATACGCTCTCGCATTATTGCAATTTCTTCGTTTTTTTTGATCGCTTGTTGCTCTGGGCTGATTATCCATTCTGTCCCGCTCCACTTGTGATAACTGGTTGGAGCTGGCTCTACCAATACAATCCCATTTTTTGTTTTTACCGCTGTTTTGCCATATAAATCACTCTCGCTATCCACCTCGACTTGATAATAGTCTTTAGTATTAGTTGGCACAGGCCAAATCACATATTCTTTAAGATTTGACTTTTTAAAGTAAACTCTCATTTATGCTCCTAGGTGTATAATTTTTTTAATTGTTGGCAAATATGTTGAGGTTGGGGTTAGCGTTAAGGTTCTGTCGTTAATATTAACTCTAATTAATGAGCCATAGTCTCTATCTGCATTTTCGCCCCCATATTCTGAAGCTCCGATATAGGTATTATTGCTGCTCCAGAGGCTAAAGCTATCCCAACGTTTTACGCCTCTAATACTTGCCAACACGTGGATTTCGCCTCGCAAACTACTTACCTGCACCGACACAGGCTCTTGTGTAGAGCCACTAAATAACACCTTTTCGGTGTTATTTTTTTCGATTTGCGAGTTAACCCACTTAGCATTGACAATTTCTGTGTTTCCCGCTGATTCGGGCGGAGTATTAATCACCCCTGTGTTAATATGCACACCTCCCAAAAATTTATGGGCAGTTGCTCTATAGTCAATAATGCTACCCTCTTCGCTTTTATCATTGTGTAGCGTGATTGTTGAGCCGTTCTGACTATTTGCCTTATGTGTACTAGACAAATAAAGGCGGTTTACGCCATTTAGATAATCTGTGCCGTACATACCATAATCATCGCCTGTAGCTAAGATTTTTTGGACTTGCATAGACACAAAAGAGGCTAACTTGTTAAAGAGTGTTGTTTCGTCAAATTCTATGGGGCTTTGAATTGTCCGCACGCCATTTACGCCACGGAAAACGGGTAAATGTAAATTATCCGCTCCTTTTAACGGTCTATCAGTTAAACCTGATAGCGTTTTATCTAACACAATACGTAAAGCATAAATCTCTGGCTGGTAGCCGCTATCAATGTGGGCGTTGTTAGCTCTTCTAGCGTTTTCCGTGAGTGAGTGGCTGTTGCGGTAATCCTCATCGCCGAACAAGCAATAAAGCACCCCATCTTTATACACAACCGACCCCACACCGCACGCACTGTTAGCTACTTCGCCGGAATAAATGCCTTGCGAAATAACCTGAACTTCTGTTTTTTCCGGTTTGCCCCAGTCGCTTAATCTATGCTTAAGCAAAAACATTCGTGGACGATTTGCTCGATAGCGGTTGCCACTTTTATCGCTTTGCCCTGTTTCCCATTCATTTTCCGCTCGTTCGGCGGCGAACATATAAATCACATCATTCTCAATATGAAATGGCATATTGGTGTAGTGAATCTTTTCCGCGGAAATATTGAATGAACTGATATTTTCCCCGTTTAAGTCACAACGAATTAGAAGTGACCCTACATTCGGATTTTGTGACCGGGTCGTTAAAAATAATTTGTTTTTGTAATATCGTAAACAAGGCTCAGCGGCAGCCCGACTTAACGTTTCAGAAAGAATAATCTTATCCGTTGTCACTCTACCTGTTGCCCAGTTGATGCTACATTTCACAAAGCCGATTTCACGAGGTGAAGCATCACCATTATGAAACCCGAAGGCGAACTGTGAACGATTCACTGGGCAAAAACTATGCAAGTGCGTAGCGGCAACGCCAGCACTATTGGCAAACGTGCTTAATTCTTGAATTTGCCATTGGTTATCTTCAAAGTAGGTTGCACAAAGCCAGCTATCGTTGTTGGTAATAGTCTGTTCTTTGCTATTCATCACCGTAAAACGGTTTGCGTCTAATACGGAGGTGACTGTCATTTTACCACTCACACCGGAGATTCCGCTATTGGAAAACGAAATGGAATCGCCTACAAATAACCCGTGTTCTTCTAATTCTACGGTTACTACATTACCGGATTGCGAAATGCCACCTGTTACAAAAAAATTCTTAGTCATTACTCGGCTATACAAGAATGACCGAACCATTTTCTTACTCGCCACATCACGCTCTTCTACAAGCATAAATAACCGATTTCCAACAATGCCCATAGAAAAACAGTGCCAACCCAATGTTGGATTTTGCGGATGATAGTCCATTAAAATTTCTGGCGTCGTCCAAGTATTGCCATTATCAAAGGATTTGACCCAAGCAATACGCAAGTCATCATAGCCGTGGCGGAAAGCCAACATAAAGGGGCATAAATCACTCCATTATGAACAAATGCTTTATCTTGAGTCCAAGCTGTATAATAACCTGTTCGGGTAATTTGTGATAAGTCCGCCTTATAATAATCCTCAGACAAGTAATCAATACCGTTAAATCTATAAGCTACTTGTGAGATATGGCTAGCCGGCACAATTCTTGAACTTGCCGGAATCACATTCCCCAACCCTAAAACCGGCTCTTGCCACGCTTGCAAGCGCTTGATGGCATCGTTATTCACGCTGTCTAAGCTGACTCCAAAGTCAAAGATATTGAGTGTTGAATAAACTCGTTTCCATCGTTTGCCACCAGCCGTCACAATCACCGTGCCGGCATTGTCTGCGGTTGTGGTATCCGCAAAATCAGCATAAAACTCTCCACCGCCTAAATTTTTCCCAGCGTAGTAGGATTTAACCAAAATGCGTTGTTGGTCTTCTGTTGGCTCGATGGTGCGTAATTGAGCAATAGATTCACATTGACCGATGAACTTAAATCCGTCAGGAGAATTAAGTAAATCCTGAGTAGAAATGCAATCCCACTTCCCGAAGTAATTTTCGGAATTGAAATCAGTTGTATTGTTGTCTATCAAGCTAATAAATAGCTTTCCTTTATCATTGCTAATTAATAGTGAACCTTTTGGATATCCTCCTATAGCATTACAAAAGTCCATTTCAAATGGATAAAGGCAACCTTTATTAAGGTGGACAATATGTGTCGATAACTCATATAACACTCCGTTCATATCCTTACCCGAAGGTGCTTTTCCTCCTTCATGAATAGGCTTCATAGTTACATCCGGGAAACCATCTTCGTAAGTCGCCGTGGCGGATGTAACTCCTGAACCTTCTCGATTCAGTGGTATTTCATTTTTTAATCCCTTTTCAGCCCAAGGATGCGTGAGTAGCTTTAAGTTTTCCATGATTTCTCCAACAAAAAACCGTTTATGGAATAAGAACCATAAACGGTTAAGTTAATGAATAATTTAATTTGTTTAGTTTTTATCGCCAATATAAAAAGCAGCTTGCCCGAATGGAGCTAACTCATTTTCATTAAATCCCCAAGTATATAATTGCTCTGGCTCATAAAAGTCACAAAGCACACCGGTTGGACGAGGTAGTAATGTCATAACTATTGCCTTTTCTACATCCAGCAGTTTGAATTCAAAAACATACCTAGCCGTCATTGTTCCCGACTTAACAAAGTAAGCTCGACCTCTTTCTTTAAATAGTATCTGCAGGATCTTATTGATATTCGGTGCTGTTGCATACACAATATTCGTCATTGCTTTAACAAAAAGCATTGACTTATACATTGCATCATTCATCCTGTAGCTAGTTGGGTTAACTTTATCCTTTAGCTCAGTCGAGGCTATACTGGAACCTTGAAAGGTAGTTTGGTCATTAATTTCTACAAAACGAGATAACCCAAGCACCACTCCCCAAAAGTCAAGTCCAACACCTTCAGCAGTATCAATGTCCCAATAAATATTATAGAACTGCCTGAAGCAATCTTTTGTCTCAAGATATTCATCAGCAAATTGAATGATACGGTTCATAATTGGACTGTTTGCATACTGACTAATGATTGTTTTTTGTAGATGAGGTTTATTCATTCTTCCACCAAAATTATATTTTCCGAAAAAAGAATGGGGTATTGATCTATCCCCAGCTGAACCTTATTCTCAAAATTAACACCATCACTACTTACTTCAACATCAAGCAAGTAATCCTTAGGAAAAGATTTAATGATCGAAGAAACGTAATTCATTGCATAAAAAATTCTACCAATCTTGCGATGAGAAGATTGATCAAATTGCATTTTAATTGCTTCTTTCATCTCATTGAGATAATCGCCAACCAGCCCAGACTTAATTTTACCCTAAAGAAAATTGGCGTATCCAAAGGTCTCATGAAATTGATGTAATATGTTGGCTTAGGAGTAACGTAAGTATCATCAGTGACTACTATTTCAGTATTACCATTAAAGTCACATCCATTACCAGAATATAACCATATCATTTTTGCAATATCTAAATCATTTCTCCTCTTACAGCAACATAAACACTATGAGGTTTTATAGGATATCCAGTTGCTCCATGTTTTACTGTTTTGTTTGTAGGATTATCAATAACATAGCAATCAATCACTCCTTCTAATTTCATTACATTAGCATGCACAGCAGATGGCATACCTTGAGCATTAATAGCTACGCTTTCTCTATATCGTTCCGCAAAATCCTGTCTGCTTTCCCGTTCTGTACCAACAACCGCATCTTGTGGGTTGGTAACACGGTCTAGCCCGATAATCGATTGATGAATTTTTGTGATCGTATTAGCTTTTGCACCATAAACACCGTTAGCAATAACACGTCCTTCCACAGTGCCGTTTTCTAATATGCTGATCTCTTCATCTAATATCCATTCATTATTGGTGGTATCTTTGATAACTAACCCTTTTGGAATAGTTACACCCGGTAAACCAACAAATTGACAGGTGGCAAAAGAGTTCACTCGCCCTTTTGTTTTACGAAATAAATTTTAGCGATAGCATCTTGCATAATGCCGTCGGAATAAGTCGGATCAAGATTATTCACTAGCCACGCAATTTGATTATTTTATCAGCAATAATCGCAGCTATCGAGCTGGCAAGTTGTCCCTGTGGTGTTTCTAAGTTTTGGCTTAGTCCACCACCAAATGCCGCATTAAAGTCCGCCAGCACACCGTTTAGAATTTCTTGTTCGCTCGGTAAAATTAAGCCTTGCGGTGTAAACTGAATTGATGGCACATTCGTCTGTATCGTCATAGTTTCACGCTCATCTGTCTATTTTGTTCATCGGTAAAAGTCACAGAGCCGGTCACTTCCCGACTGGCTCCGCTTTCAATATTTGCTTTGGCAGAAACCACTCCTTTAACTCTGAGGGCTGCTTGCTCTAAGCGATATTGATATAATGCTAGAGATTGCTTCTTCCCAAGTGTTTCATCAAAATAAGGAATCCCTTTCTCCGTGTCATAATACAACTCGCCTTTAAACAGCTTTATGGCACTTGCCACATCTTGAGCTTTAGCATAAGGATCTTTTGCATAAGCGATATTCCCCTCATCATCAAGGCATAAATCCCACTTTGCGGGTGTAAAAATAACGTTGTCATACATTACCCCGTTTTCCGGTCAGGTTGTGGCCACCATTGTGCGTGTGCGTATCATAAACCTGTCGCATATTTTTCATTGATTTACCTCCTGATTTGGCATTATCGGTAATATCTCCGGCAGCGTTTACTGTTGAGTAGTTTCAACAGGGGCATCTAATTTGATTGATGTGCCTTTTAGCAAATTTCACCGGTAGAAACCAACTCAATGCCCGAATCTTTGAAAAAGAGATATTGGCTCGGCACACCGTTAAGAAAACCGCCAAAATACAAGCCATCTGCATAATCAATTTTCGTCTGCTTTGTGGGGTCGAGGGGGCTTTGTTCACTTTCACTGAGGAATATCACGACTGCAAAAACCACACATTCCAATATCGCCTACTTCCGGATCGATAATAACCGCATTGCTGCCACCCTGAAGTCTAAAATAAGGGATATTGTGGATTACACCGTGTGCATACGCTTTGCCACTACCGTCGAGTTGTGCCACCATTGGTTGACATCTACGTGCCGACCGGTCCGATGCCGGTTGCATTTACCGCATCACTTGCACTAATGTCACTGTTTGAATTCGATTCACAATGCCGGAAATAATAAATTCAAATTCGCCTGTGCCACCTAAAACTGATCGGGCTTTAGTAAACCTAAATTATTTGACAATTTTCACACCTCCGGGGTAAATGGCATCGACTTCTGATAACCAACGCCCTCCTGATACTTCACTTTCTAAATAATGGCTTAATCCAACAACCAGCCATTTGCCATTACAAATTTCAACTAACTGTCTTTAATTTCCACAAGCCTTGGAAGCGTATAACAGGATCAAATAAACATTGAAACCTTGTGCCGTAATGGTTGGGTTGGATATCCAATTAATCCGCTACTCGGCGAAATAACGGGAACTAAAATATCTCTTGCTTGACCTTGCGGCGTGATAGCAATCGTATTAAATCCACGACCGCTTTTGCATTGATGGCATCACATAATTTAAAAACTTGATCTAAAGCGGTTTCAGGCAAGTAAGGGTTGCTCACTTTCTCTGTTACACCATTATTCTCAAATCGCATACTCATTTTTTGGCAAATTTGAGCGACCGCTGAAGCCACATCAACTTCACCGTTAAAACTTAATGGCGGAACCGGTCTAATTTTGTGTTGTAAAGCTGATGTACTATCAATCGTTAAGATCACCTCAGGGCTTGAACCTAATTCGGATAGGCATATTGAATAACGCCCTCATAAACCAATATATGCTTTCTCCCCATCTTGGCTTGCCTCTACTCTGACGTAATTCAGCTTAGCGTCATCAGTATTCCAGCGGATTTTCGCCAATTTATTCATTACCTTTTGACCAAGCCCGTATATCATTAGCTTTGCACTCGGCATTGGTGCACCGTGTCCGCTTTGGATTGTGACACTCGCCCTCAATCCTTAACAATCACCGTATTATTTTCATCTTTGTCAAAATGCGGATCTTGCTGTCCAAGCACAAAAGAAAACTTCAGCTTTTTCTTGGTAAAACTTGACATTACGCCCCCAAAACAAGCGGTATCTTTTGCCTAATTCTTTGCAATGCGGAGCTTGCCGCCCTTGCATATCTTTAAAAAACAAAACGCCTTTCATCGGCAGGTAACCTACATCAATTAAAGGCGTTAAATCTGACAAATTCGGTTATGCACCACCGCTACACCGTTGCATTTTATGCTGATATAAAGCTGTTCTTCCAAACGGGTATGCAAGGTGATTTCGAGTTCTTGTCCCTCAATTTGGCAGCGTACTCGTTGATTTGCCACCGCTTTAAGTGGAATATGATATAAGTCCAAAATCAACCTCCCATTCCAACGGCGTTCATCAAGCCATCTTTCAGTTTATCAATAACTGCACCGGCCCCCTCGGTTTTTAATGTTTCTTTCATATCACCGATCTCTTGTCCTATATCAAAAAGGACTGAAGTATTGCCGGCTTCAGTATTTACTTTCTCTGGCGTTACATTCCCTTGCTCTTGCACAGCTTCTGCCGATTCTGCTTTAGTTTTCGTGTATTCCACCTCTACCTCTCGAATTTCCTGCAGGTGTAAATTTACTTTAATCAACCTTGCACCGTCTCCGGCTTCACGCACATAGTCATAACCAACGATATTGCAGTTCGGGTAAATAGCTTCAGGAGTGATCACCATAAATAAATCAGTGCTGTTGGCAAAGGCATCGACAAGGGCTAAAAATGCCCCTCGTTCTTTCACACCGCCACTGCCTTTTGTCATTACTACATTCACGGTATAAGGCTCGATCACTTTGTTGTAAGCGGCAAATGAGCCTTTTTCGAGTGGTGCGGTAGAAATCTTTGAACGGCTCTGATATTTCACCGATTTCACATTATCCGCAAGTAAAAGAGGAATGCCGTTTTGATCGAACACTCCCCAATAATTGCCAAATAATAAATTGATACCCAACGCACCACCGAATTTTATTGCCGCATCGCCGATTTTTCGGTAACCCCGGCACACTCGGTATGCCGACAGAACTCCAAGTCATATTTTCTCCAAAAAAATAACCGCTTGCGGAACAAGCGGTTGGGTTAATTAACGTTGAGCTGTACAAATTTTTCCGTCGCAGTCATTGCCTAACTCTAAGTAGTCAGCAGAGATAGCAAAGGCGGTTAAAAATAGAATGATTTTTGCGTATTTCATCGTCTGTTTCTCTGAATTTGGGTGTAAGAAACCCCTGCCGAATTTCCGTAGAAATAGCAGTCAGGGGGCTTTTGGGATTACTCCACAATCATTTCGCTAAAAATCCGCATTAGGCTTTTCCATTGGTCTTGCGGTAGGAAATGGTTCGAGATTTCAGAGAGCGACAAAATACTGTCGGTGAATAACCGGTCGTTATTCTTCATTTCTGTCAGGTGATTTTTCAGCAATCCTGCCATTGCACTGTGCTCGGTAGTGCCGACAAGTAGGTGTGGATATGCGGTAAATCTTTGGTGAAACGGTGGTATTGTTTCAGTAGCAAGGCGAAGTTCATCATATTGAACCAATCCACATTGATTGTCTGTCTTGGTCTATCAATACAGGCAGGTTGCATACTGGCTACATAAATCAGAGCGTCTCGTAAATCGCTACACTTGATTTGCTTGTACTCAGCCACCCTGAATTTGTTTTTGGTTCTTGCCCAGATTTCGCCGTAGCTGAGCTTGGTGCGTTCGTGCGTGGCTTTTACCGCATTTTGTAGCATATTTTGCTCTTCTGCTGTGAGGGTTGGCTCGGGAAGTGCGGTCTGATTTTCCGCTGAATTTTGCAAACGCTCCGCTTTGCCTAAGTGCCAGTAGTTGTAGAGTGCCTCAAAACACTCTTCTTGGTAGCAGATCACTTTTTCTTTTAAATCTACCCGCACTTTTTCAGGATTAATGCTAAACAACCAGCCGTTGAGTTTTTTGATTGGCATACAGAGCATTTCATAAGTTTTGCCGTCTGATCCAGTTGTTTTCATATGAGTACAACTGAATTTTTCTTTGGAATTCTCAAGTTTTCTTTGTTGAGAACCCCAAGACAAGCCTAGTGCATCAACAATCGGGCGAACTGCCGTGTAAATAACATCTTCAACTTTTAAAGTAATAAGATCTGAACCGTAAAAAGAAGAGTTTGAGTAGTAATTTGATTAGACATAAGTCTGCTCCTGTTTGTTTTTTCGAAGTTTAGTTTTCCCTATTCAATAGGGTGCCGAGAGGTTCGAAAACCGCAAACAGACGGTCGGGATTATTCCCCTTTCGGGTATTGTATTCTCCGCCCTCTCGACATTGAGCCTGTACAATCTTTTTCTAATGGCTGGAAAAAGATCGCAAAATTTAGACACAAAAAACCGCTTGTCTGACGGGTGCGGATTGCCGCTGTTTGTTTAGGTTTCGACGCCTATGGGGAAATAGTACTACTCAAATTTTGGTTTGTAAAGCTATTTTATCATCTCAATCAACACATTTGCTAACGGTGTTACACATAAGGCAAAAACGCCCAACGCTATAAGTACGATTGAAATAGCTATCGCACCACGCATAATAGGACTTGCATTTTTCCATTTCTAACCCCTTTTTTAAGTGGATTTTTAACTTTGTTTTGCTATAATTGCTCATAATTTATTTAATCATTCCGTATTAATGGTTAAATGAAAAACCCCAAGAGTTTGCGGCTCTTGGGGTTTGTTTTGGTAATAAAAAAGCCCATTTAACATAATGGGCTCTACTCTATAGTAGTTTTACTCGTTTTTTATGGTTTTCATTTTATTATGAAGCATATTTCTGAACTAGCTTTTTAAAATAAGGTAGTTCTTTTTTACAAAACTCAACTTTGCTTGGTGAAGATTTTAGAGCATTTATGAAATTTAAAGATGTTTCCTCTGTAATTTATAAGCTACATTTTCAGGTAATTGAGGACAGCCATTACGAGTTGAGTATTCAGCAAAACTATCTCCATTTAAATTAGAATTAAATTCTCCCAGTTTCGCCTCAACAAGACAAATATCTTGAGCGTGTTTGTGATAAATCAGATCTTTTATTAGCTGATTGCATTGCTTGTCAGAGATTAGTTGTTTAGCTTTTACTTCTGACGCTGTTTTATTCCCTGAAGACCAAGCTATAAAATCTAATATCAAGAAAATTACAAATAGAGCCAAAAGAGCCTTGATTATGCTAGATAAACAACCCGAACGCTTAACCACCGCAGTTGCAGAAGCTGACGAAGATGAAGATGCTGAGTTTTGAATAATAAACGTAGGTTG